CACGTTATTCTAACCTTTGATATTGAGGTTGAAATGGAAACGGGTCTGCCTGATATGGAAAAGGTAGAGAATGAATTAACCGCTATTGGTTTGCATGATTCTGCAACTGACCACTATTGGGTTTTGATTATGGATAAAGCTGGTAAGATGAAAGAGAGTAATACCGGCAATCGTACTGTACTTCCGTTTAGAGATGAAAGAGATATGGTTCTAAAGTATTTAGAATTATATGAAATGATAAATCCATCAATCGTTACGGGATGGAACATTGATTACTTTGATACTCCATATTTGTATAATCGTATTAAAAGATTATTGGGTGCAAGACATGCTAATAGATTATCACCAATAGGTGAGTGTTTCTGGTCACCATATCGTAAAAGATTCTTTATGGCTGGTGTATCTTATTTGGATTACATCGGATTATACAAAGCATATACCTATGTTGAATTAGATAACTATCGTTTGGATACGGTGGCTATGAAAGAGCTGGGTAGAGGCAAGGTTGAATATCAGGGCAAATTGGATGAATTGTTTCACAACGATATTGAGAAGTTCATTGAGTATAACTTAGTGGACGTACAATTGGTGGTTGATATGGAACGTAAGTTGCAATTCGTAGACCTTTGTAGAGGTATATGTCACGCTGGACACGTACCATACGAAGATTTCGTTTATTCATCTAAATTCTTAGAAGGTGCGATGCTATGTTACCTTAAACGTAAGAACATTGTAGCACCTAACAAGCCTGCGGACAGACAAGAACGTATGGAAGCTATCAGAGAGAACAACGAAGAAAAGTTTATTGGAGCATACGTTAAAGCACCTATCGTTGGTAAGTACGAATGGATATATGACTTAGATTTAACCTCACTATATCCATCAATCATTATGACAACAAACATATCACCCGAAACAAAGGTGGCAAAGATTGATGATTGGGATGCTCAGAAATTCCTAAGAGGTGAAGTTGATATGTACTCAATTGGTGGTAGGCAAATTTCAAAAGAAAATCTAAAAAAGCTATTTGATGAAAGTAAATACGCAGTATCATCAAATGGTGTACTTTATACAACACAAAAAGTAGGATGTATTCCTGATATATTGGATTTGTGGTTTGACCAAAGGGTTGAATTCCGTAAATTAGAAAAGAAATATGGACAGGAAGGTAATAAAGAGATGTACGCGTTTTATAAGAAAAGACAGACAGTACAAAAAATCTTATTGAACTCCCTATATGGTGTATTGGGATTACCTGCTTTCCGTTTCTATGATGTTGATAACGCTGAGGCTGTAACCTTAACAGGTCAGACGGTGATTAAATCAACGGCGGAAATGGTGAACATTAAATACAACAAAGAGTTGGGAACGCAAGGTAAAGATTTTAACATTTACATTGATACTGATTCTGTATTCTTTTCAGCAGTACCATTATTAGAACATAGATATCCTGAGTGGAAACAAAAGGATGATAAAGAGATTGCCCTATTAGTTGATGAGATTGCTGGTGAAACGCAAGACTATATCAATAATTTCTATGATATGTTGGGTAAAAAAATATTCAATGTAGATAAACATAGATTCCAAATTAAGAAAGAGTTTGTTAGTAGAAGTGGTATTTGGATTGCTAAGAAACGTTACGCTCAATGGATTATTGCAGAGAATGGTATTCCTATGGATAGATTGGATGTGAAAGGATTGGACGTAGTTCGTTCATCGTATCCAGCTGAATTCCGTAAGTTTATGAGTGAAGTTCTTATTCAAATTCTAAGAGGTGATACTGAAGATATTTTGACAGATAAGATTCAAGCTTTCAAAAAATCTCTTTCTAAAATGGATGTTGTTAGTATAGCTAAGAACTCTGCGGTTAAAGAGTTATCTAAATATCTTCCAAAGAAAAAAGAACAAACAGCTATGTTCCAATTTAAATCCGCAACACCTGCACACGTTAAGGCAGCAATTGCACATAATCAGTTGTTGATTCACTTTAATTGTCCATCTAAATACGAACCTATGAAAGATGGTGATAAAATAAAGTGGGTATATCTAAAACAAAATCCATATGGATTGGAAGGATTGGCATTCAAAGGACACAATGATGCACCTGAAGTAATTGAGTTGGTAACCCAATATATAGATTATGATAAAATCTTTGAAAGAGAACTCCTAAAGAAATTAGAGGATTTTTATGGAGCATTGGGGTGGGGAGAGGTTCTTTCCGCAGCTAAAACGGCTGAAAAATTCTTTTCATTTTAATTTGGTGGATTGAATAATTTTTCGTATATTTGTATTTCTAAACTTTAAACTTTAAAAAGTATATTATGAACAAAAGTAAATTTGATGGTTTTATCAATCGTTATAACCTTGGTGGTGAGATTGAATCCGTTATGATTAAGGCAGATGGTAAGAATCTGTCAGTAAGAATGATTTCAGATGACAAGACCCTTTTAGGTGATGTTATTGTATCTGAAAATGATTTTCCGAAAGGTGAATTCGGTATCTATACAACTTCACAATTGAAAGGATTATTGAGTGTATTAGATGAAGCAATTTCAGTTGAAGAAACAACTGGAGCAGTTAAGTTCTCTGATAAAGGAACTAAGGTACAATATATGTTAGCAGCTCCTTCTGTAATTCCTGCGGTACCTGATTTGAAGGCTTTGCCTGAATTTGATGCAGAAATTACATTGAATGATGACTTTGTAAATAAGTTCATCAAATCAAAAGGTGCATTGGCTGATGCTGATACTTTTACATTCACTTGTAAAGATAAGAAAGGTGAAGTTATTTTAGGTTATTCTTCAATTAACTCTAACCGAATCTCTATTGGTGTAGATTGTAAATGTAAAGAGGATATTGAACCAATTGCTTTCTCAGCAAAGTATTTGAAAGCTATCTTAATGGCTAACAAAGGTTCTAAATCTTCTTCACTAAAGATTTCATCTAAAGGATTATCACACGTATCATTTACTGATGGTGATTACACTTCTAACTATTACCTCGTAGAAATTAAGTAATTATGAGCTTTTGGGATACTGAACCACAAAAACCTGTCTTTGACTTTGATATTGAAAAAACAAAGTTAAAAGAAAATATGGACTATCTAATGACGATGTCTGTGCAAGAACAAACACTATACAAAAAGTGGGTAGAGTTGCAAGACCCTACAATGATTCAGTCAAAATCCCAAATAGCATCTTATTACGATGTTCAATGGAGGCCAACTAATATCAATGATAAGGAGCTAACGATAAAAGAAATTGAATCGTTAGACCCTTACGTTGAAATAGTAGAAGATGCCAAAGAAGCAACGAAGTGGTCACAAATCCGTAGAATGATTCACACAATGGATTTCACAGCAAACCCTGGCCGTAACGTTAAGATTAATGTTAAGGATAGAGTGAGTGGAAAGTTGTTGGGGCAAATCTCTTTAGCATCCGATGTAACAGCATTGGGTGTGAGAGATAACTACATTGGTTGGACTAAAGATGATAAATTTGTAAAAGGTAAGTTGAATAATACAACTATTGCTTCTACAATAGTATGTACTCAGCCTTTAGGTTATAACTTCTTAGGTGGTAAGTTAATTGCTATGATGACTACTGTGCCTGAAGTAAGAAACTATTGGAAAACAAAATACGATAATGTATTGATTGCAGTAGGTACAACATCTCTTTACGGAATACATTCTCAATACAATGGCATTCCTTTATTTAAAACATTAGGTGAATCAGCTGGTAAGATTAGTATTAAGCCCGATGATAAATTCTATGACCCTTGGCATCAATGGTTAAAGGAAAACAAAGCTGATTGGTATATGGAAAATATTACGAGAGAAAGAGCTCGTAATGGTGCTAATATGGGATACGAAGCTAACGGACCTGTTAGTGGTATCAAACAAAAGATATTAGGACAAATCTTTAAAGAGTGTGGTATTAAGGCAACTGAATATCATCATGGATTTAAGAGAGGTGTGTATATGGCAATGATGTATGAGAATGGTAATGATTTCCTTTGTGATAGAATTACTGAAGACCAATTGGTATTAAAAGATAAATTTGCACAAGGTGTGGATTACATCAACAAATGGTGGAAGAAGCACGCAATTAGTAGATATACAAAACTGCACGAAGAAGGTAGATTAAAACCTGAACACTTATTTTATATAGATGCTATCGGAATGAGCTGGGAAGAAATGAAAGAAAAGTATTTAGGTGAAGTAGGAAGATAAAAACAATAATATGGCAAAAGCTAAAAAAACAAAAAAAGAAAAAGAAGTAAAGATTGAAGACCAATCCGAACAATTACAACAATTAGGAGATATAACCATTTCACAAAAAAGATATGAAGAATGTGAATGGTGTTTTCAGTTTGATGAAGATGAACCGCAAATATTTGCATGGACTGATTCAAACCTACCATCAGATGAAAATCCTAAAGTAGTTTTTTCAATTACAAATCTTGAAAATTCTTATATTACTTTTCAAAATAGTAAAACAGGAAAATTATTTAAATTATTTGCTAGAGAGCTTACTGAAGAAGGTAAGCAGTTAAGAGAAAAACAAAGAGAATCATTTAAACAATTAGAAAATGGAAGTGAAAATAAAGAAGCTCAATCCTAATGTAGTAATTCCAAAGTACGCCAAAGTTGGTGATGCGGGAATGGATTTGGTAGCAACAACAATTATAAAAGATACACCTGAGCAAATTACTTATGGTATGGGTATTGCCTTAGAAATACCTGAAGGATTTGTAGGATTAATATTCCCTCGTTCATCAGTTAGAAAGACTGGTTTGGATTTGAGTAACGCAGTTGGTGTAGTTGATAGTGGATATAGAGGTGAACTACAAGCTACTTTTAATAAAATATTTGGTGGTGAACGCTTTTATGATGAGACAAAAAACACCGAAGATACATCAAATGACTTTTATAAGGTAGGTGATAGAATTGCACAAATAATGATTATACCATATCCACCTATTGAATTTAAGGAAGTAGATGAACTTTCAGATTCAGAAAGAGGGGATGGCGGATTTGGTTCAACTGGAAAATAAAAATATATGTTTGAATATCAAGAAGAAAATGTAAATCATAGTCTTTGGGTTGAGAAATATCGCCCAATTAAATTAGAAGATTATGTAGGTAATGAACACCTAAAAGAAAAAGTTTCAATATTCATTGAAAACAATGATATACCACATTTATTGTTGTACGGAAAAGCTGGTACAGGTAAGACAACTCTTGCTAAGTTAATTGTAAAATCAATTGATTGTGATTATATGATTATCAACGCATCTGATGAAAGAAACGTTGATACAATCAGAGATAAGGTAAGAGGGTTTGCTTCATCTATGGGATTCAAAAAATGGAAAGTGGTGGTATTAGATGAGGTTGATTATATGAGTTACTTAGCACAACCAATGCTTCGTAATATTATGGAAACTTTCAGTTCACACTGTCGATTCATTTTGACTTGTAACTATGTAGAGAAAGTAATTGAACCAATCCAAAGTAGATGTCAATCTTTCCAAATCATTCCACCAACTAAAAAGGATGTAGCAATTCAAATGAGTAAAATTTTGAAAGCTGAAAGTATTGAGTTTAACCCAAAAGATTTAGTTCCTATTATTGATTCATCATATCCTGATATTCGTAAAGTAATTAATACTTGCCAAATGAATTCTACAAAAGGTAAGTTAAAAGTGGATGTACAAAATCTATTAGAGAATGATTACAAAATGAAGGTATTGGATATTCTTAAATCAAACGATGATAAGAGAAACAAATATATGAAAATCAGACAGGCACTGATAGATAGTAAGGTAACTGATTTTACTGACCTATTTACTTTACTTTATGATAAGGTGGATGAATATGCAGCAGATAATACATCTGGTGTAATCCTTCTTTTGGCAGATGGGCAGTTTAAACACTTTTCAGCAATTGATAAAGAAATACCAACTGCTGCAACCTTAATACAAATTTTAAATATAATATAAATGGCAAACATTATCGGACAGGGCGAAATGCCACAACAACCACAACCAAAAGTGGATATATCAGCATCAGTACCAGTATTTTGTGAGTGTGGGGGTAAAACATTCTTACCAGCTATGAAGATGAGAAAGTTGTCTAAGTTAGCATATGGTGGTGACCAGGACATGATGATACCTTTTGAAGTGTATCTTTGTGGTGATTGTGGAGCAGAGCAAGAACTTATGAAGCCTGTTCAACTAAGAGCATTGGAAGCAAAAGACAAAATGGAAAGTAAACCAAAAATAGATTTAGATATAAATGGCTAAAACATTATTTGACCATATTAACGCAATAACACAAGATAAAAATCCTAAATATTGGGATACACTTGATGAGAGTGATAAAAAGACATGGAGTAACTATATGATACTCCGTTTTCTTTCTATGAAACCCGAATGGATAGAATTGGTTGCAGATGTACAACCATATTTGCAAGAAGTATCACCTAAATCAATGTACCTATGTCTAATAGGGTTAATTCCAAAAACAAGAGCATTTCTAAAATATATGAAACCAACTTCATCCGAAAAGTATGAAGATTGGATTATTGAATTAATTGCAAGATATTATAATGTATCAACAACACAAGCTGAAGAATATTATTTAATATTACATCAAACAACCGCAGGTAAGCAACACATCAAAGAAATTGCGGAGGCTTATGGTACTGACCCTAAGCAAATTACTAAATTAAAACTCAAAGTTTAATTTGGTAAATTCAGTATTTTTTCGTATCTTTACATTATGGCAAAAGTATCATTTTCGCAGTACTCAATGTGGAGTAGCTGCCCACAACAATATAAGTTAAATTACATAGATAAATTAGGTGAAAGTTCGGGAAACATTCACACTATCTTTGGTAGTTCAATGCATGAAACTATCCAACACTATCTATCAGTACTGTATGGTGTTTCTAAAAAGCAAGCTGATGAAATTAATTTAGATAAGCTTTTATTGGAAAGACTTAAAGAAAACTTTACTAAAGAGAAACAAGCTCTTAGTGAAGGTACACCTTGTTCCCAAATAGAATTGGAAGAATTTTATGGGGATGGTAGAAGAATCTTAGAATGGTTAAAGAAAAATCTTAATAAGTTTTATTCTAAATCCGGCTATGAATTAGTTGGTATTGAGATTCCACTAAACGCACCAATTAAAGAAGGTGTTCACTTTATTGGATTCATTGATATTGTCCTAAGAGATTTGGCTGAGAATTCAATTGTAATTATTGACCTTAAAACTTCTACGCAGGGTTGGAATC